TCGCACCGGCGGTGTGTGTGATCGCCACCGACCCATCCCCGCCTCGGACGATGGTCGCCACAGCGCCTGAGATGCCGGTGACCGAGACAATCTCGGCGCTGGCAGTCCCGATATCAAGGCAGGCGTAGAACGGGAATTGCGTCGGCCAGCCTGTAAACAGACCAGAGACGGTACAACTGATGTCGGAGGCGCTGATCGGAGAGGCAAGGGTCCGCTGGGGTGCGGCGTTCGCGTAGTACCGGCGGGTAGTCATGTCTCTCCCTCTAGAATGTGCGGACTAGGCGCGGGCCGTACTGCCTGCGCAGCGCCGCCGACTCGTTCTTCAGCCGGTCCTTGTATTCGGCCATCAAGTATTTAGCGATGTTGACGCCCTGGTTCGGCGGAACCGTCCGGGAGCGGTCAGACTGCTCGACGGAAGTGTTCTGCGCGCGGGAGATGTCCAGCGCTGGAACCTGCTTGGCGACAACCCCCAACGTGAGGACGTCTGCACAGGACGCCGGCAAGCCGGTGGTGTCGACAAAGTCGTCGGCCTCGTTGGTGAACGGCTGCGGCTCGCTGGAATAGACGACCCGCACCGGCCGGCCGATCATCGCGTCATAACCGAGGCGCAGCGTCCCGTTGTAGGCGTCGAGGTCGTAGCTGCGCGGGTGCTGCCAGTTGCCAATCGGGTCTTGCCACTGGAGGTCGAGGATCACCTGTGGGGTGATCCCGCCCGGCAGGACGTAGCTGTTGATCGGGAAAGTGGAAGTGAGGGTGGCTCGATTGACTTGGAAGATGTCAGGGAAGACGCCGCCGATAATCTCGTTGATCTGCTTGAACAGCCAGATGCGCGGAAACTTCGGCCGCGAGATGACCTTCGCGCCGGCAGTATGGGCGATGGCTTTCGAGCTGCTGTAGCCACGGCCGAAGCCGTTGGCGACCTGGCATATCCCTGTCGCCGCGTCCACCGACGTGACGTAAAGCAGTTCGGCGTCAATCTCGACGACGCCCGGCGTGATACCGACGCTCTGCCCGAAGGCGAAGTCAACGGTGAAGGACGTGTCGGTTGATAAGATGTTGGCAGTGAGCGGCGTCACTCGGTCTGACGTGCTGCCCCAGCCATGCAACTGGGCCGAGCATTCGCTGATTAGGTCACCGCACGTCGGCATCAGGCGACCTCGTCGGCGCGGAACGGCACGCCGAGGGCTTCGGTCTTACGCCACGCGGCGTCAACGTCTTTCTTGAACACCGTCTCCGGCTGCAAGCCCGCCTCGCGGGCGGCGGAGTAGTCTTTCAGTTGGCGATTGATGCCGTGGTTGAACTTCCTCGCCGTGACGTCGGCGATAAGGAGGTTTTTACTTCGGACGCACTCGCCCCAGCTACGGTGCGGGCCAGTGGTGCAACCGCTGCTGCAACTGCTGCTAGCCATCCGTCTCTCTCTTCTTTGGGGTAGCCCAAAGAAGGGACGCCCACTCAAACCGGGCGCCCCCTCTGAGGGGACTAGCTAGAGGGTCGAAATGCTCGAACTGGTGCGAGCAATCTGGATTGCCTCTTGGCGGAAGATCGCCCAGCCGGCGTGTGCGTACCAGCCGACCGGGTTGAAGCGCCGCAACTTGTCGATCTGTGGACCGACGACGATGTGCGGTTCTTGCACTACCGCTTCCACCAACGCCTGAGCGCCGAGGAAGTAGGTGCGGTAGACGTTGCCCGCGGCGGCACCGTCAGCTACCTTGGTGCAACGCGGCGACATGACGAAGCGCGTACCCAGGTAGGTACCGATCTCGGCGTTGTAGATGGCGTCCGTGTTCACGTACTGGTGCGGGTTGAGCCATCCGGTGTCGGACAGGATGTCCACCGAGACATCCGGGTGGAGCACGCCGACGTAGTTCAGCCCGTCCTTGTAGTGCGCGTTGCGCCGACGCAGAAGCGCCCCGGCGTCACGAACAACAGTGCTGGAAAGAACATCGCCTGCGGCGACCGCAACCTCGGAGAAGCCCGCGTTGGTCTTGACGACCCCCGCGTTGGGACCGATGATGTTGGTAGCTGCGTCCGCGACGTTCTGGACGAGCTTGTCCATGGTGTCGATCATGTTCTTGCCGAGGACGTTAGCGATGGCCGGCTGTGGCGGTGTGAAGGCCAAGTCGTTCAACCGCTGCGTAGTGATCTCGGCGTTGCCGTACTCGTTGAGAGTGACGGTGACGCGGACAGGCGCCGGGGGCGCCACCGAGTCAGGATCGACAGTTTCGGTGAGTGGAGTCGTCGCAAGCGCGGCGAACTCTTGGATGAGGGACAGTGTGACGGTGGGACCGGGGTTGGTCACGTCAACGGGATGCTTGTCAACGAATTGACGGAACTGCGGCAATGACCGGAGCTGATACTCCAGGTACTTGTCATAGCCGGCAGCGAGCAGGTTGGCGTAAGCGGTTCCGCCGTCTGTGTAGACGTTGGCGATGGTACTCGCCTCCTTATACTAGACGGATGGTTGGCTTACGACAGGCAGATGTGACTAGCTAGCGACGCGGCCCGAAGGTCGTATCGGCGGGTATGAGACCCATCTTTTCCAGCTCTTCGCGCGGTAACGTGTCGAGCGATCTGCGGATTTCATCGAGGTCTCCGAAGACGCGGCCTTGGCCTGCGTCATTCGAGGAGGTGCTAGACGTCCCGTGGGACGCATCGCTCACTCGCTTCGCATTTTCTGTGTTCTCGTCGTCACCAGTAGAAGTGGGCTGGAACACGTCGCCGTATTCTTCTAGCCACTTGCCTACCGCGTCCTCGGACGTATCGTCGGCGGTGTAGAGCTTGGCAGCGGATTCTGGGATTCCTTTGGCCTTTAGGAATCCCGCGACGGAGGTTGTCCGCGCTCCCAGTCGGAACTTACTCAGTTCCTCCCGTTCGGCGTCGCGCTCCTTCTTCAACTCCGCGAACTGCTTCCGCAGATTCTTGATGCCTTCGCCCTCGTCGCCGGGGGTTGTTTCGAGTTCGTCGTCGGACATTTTCTTCTCCCTATTCGGTTCTGCCGGCTACGGCAGTGCGCACGCCAAAGTCGCCACAGGGGTATGGCTGGCTTGATCGTGCTACGGACTTCGTTCACTCGACTCGGGGGCCGTTGATCCCGAGCAGGATTTTGGGGGGTCAGTAGTTCGACTGGACTGCGCCGAGCGACTGCGCGTCGGCACCGCCGTGACCCTTAAACAGCGCATCCTCTTCGCCGTACAGCGTCGTCCGCGCCTGGTGCGCCGCTGCGTCGCCTAGCAGGAGGTCATTCTCTTCCTGCTGCTGGTCGAAGGTTGTGCCGAACCGAGCGGCGATAGCCTGATCGGTTGGGGCAGACTGTGCGATCTGGCCGTAGGCGGTCCGGGCCTGCGCGATGGTCACGCCGGCCTGCTGGAACTGCTGCGCCCTCGGCTGGCCGACATTGATGCCGTGGTGGACAGCTTCGGCGCCGATGCCGACCTGTGTGCCACGGTCGGCGATAAGCTGGGTGGCGACTGTCGGGTCGAGGATGGCGGCGATGGCGTCGCCTTTCGTCCCGTAGTATTGGGACCACAGCGCCTTGACGTCGTCCGGCTGCGCGATGTACTGGTCGTGGGCGACCTTCGCGCGGGCGTCGAGTTCGGCCGCTGAGATGTCGTGACCGATGAACTGCGTGAAGTCGGTAGGCTTGTCATAGAAGCCGCGCGGCAGTCCCCACGCCTGAAGCGTGTTCCGGTACTGCTCTTCGGTGGCGAGATACTGGGCGGGCGTCAACTCCGACATCCCGTTCTTCACTCGAATGGCGTTGCCGGCGAAGCGCGTCTTGTAGGCGTCGGTCTGCGACAACGCCAGCGACAACGTGTCCGCATTCGTGTCGCCCTGGATGATGAAGCCTTTCAGGCTGGCGACGAGGGACGACAGTCCCCATGCGTTCAGCGTGGCCGACATCAGGGCGTAGATGTCGCTCTCTGTCTTGTTGAGCGTGGTCGCCATCGCCCCCCCCTACCCGTTCGGCCCGAAGCCGAAGTCAGCGCCGATTTTCAACAGCGCGCTCGACATCGTGTCGCGGGCGTTGTTGGTCTTCGCCCACCTCGGGTCGGCTCGGAGTGTCTGCTCGAACTGCCACAGCGGCGTTGACGTCGCGGTAGCCTTGCCGCCGGTGTTGACGACTGAGCCTTGCAGCGCCTTCTTTATCAGCGGGTCACTGACGCCGATAGCGTTCGGGTCCATCTCCAGCAGGGCGCCCATCTGCTGCTTGTACGGGTCGGCGATGTCTTTCACCGTCAGGCCCGAATCTATCTGTGCAGCCAGTGACGGGTACATCGACTTGGCACTTGCGATGGCGTTCTGCTTGAACGTGTCGAGCGTCTGGTTGCCGGCGAGCATCTGGCGGACGCGGCCTTCGACGGACTCGTCGGCGATCGGCACGCCGTAGTCGGCGTAAGTCTGTTTCAACTGCTGGGCATAGGTAGCGGCCTGGCCCGTCAGTACACCCTCAGGGTTCCAGTAGTTGTACCCCAGTTTGTGCTGGAGGCTTGCCTGATCCCACGACTGCGACACGAACTGATAGCCCAAGGTGGCGAGCTGATGGGCGTTGAGTGTGACGCCCATCTGGCGCGCCAACGCTTGCACCGTATCGG